GCTGTAACCACCACCATTTAGGTTGTCTTCCGTCCCCACCCGGCACCCGTCGATGTTCATAGCCCCGGTGCCGTGCGCCAGGACGTTCGCAGCCACGGTCCCGCACAGCGGCTTGCGTGCCACGGTGATAGGCTCAAGGGCTGGTTTCAGGGCAGTCCCCCAGCCGGCCCACTGCTGGGCTTCGGGGGTGGCGGGGGCGGTGATAGCTAGCAATTTATTGGCTTCAGCGTTTCGTCCTTCTGCTTGAAGCATCCCGAATGTTTCCCCACTTCCCATTCCTGCGGTTTTCTGCCCCACCACCTCACGCTCAGCCCCCGCCGCCTTATCAATCGCCTTCGACACGTCCAGCGACTTAGGAAAACCACTTCCATACACCCACGCAATCATATCGCGGATCTCAAACCCTGCATCCTCAATTGCCGTGGCCATGCGGTGTTGTGTCCGCGTCCCCGCAAACGCCAACAGATGCCCGCCCGGTTTAAGTACACGCAATACCTCACGCCACAACTCGACACCAGGAACGCCGCGGTCCCATTCCTTGCCCATGAATTCCAGGCCGTACGGCGGATCTGTGACGCATGAGTCCACGCACGCATCGGGCAACGTCCGCAGCGTCTCGACGTTGTCGCCGCAGATGATCTGATTGACTGGGATATTCACACCACCCTCCAAATCTTAATCCCACACTCACCCAGCTCCGCCTGCACCCATCCCGCCATCTGCCATGCCGCCAGATACCGCCGCACCGTGCGTGAGCACACCCCGAGGACATCGGACAGCTGGGCCGTCGTCATGCCCTCGGGATGTCGCCGCAGTGCGACGATCAGATCGATCGCACGCTGGAGACTCACAGCGATGGGTCCTCGCCTGTGCAGTCGCGGATCTCGATCTGATGGCCGCTCTGCTGCTGCGCGAGGATATCCACCAGCAGCCGCTCGGCCGTCTTGATCGCCGCCGCCTTGCTTGTGTACTGCTCGCTCACATGCGTCGTCTCACCATTGCTGGCGACGACGCGCGACCAGTATGCACCGGGCTCCCCATCGATCTCGAACCTGTAACCACTCATTACACCACCCTCCAAAAAAACACCGCATAAAACCGGACGGCAAACCACATAGCCCACCGTCGCCACCTGCTCACACCCGACCGCCGCAACAGCATCAGAAACACCGCGTCGGCAACCATACGATCCTCGGGCGTCTCGCTGCCCTCGCACAGCCGATCATGCCAATACGATGCCTCACGCACATCTGCCGCCAACGGGTGACCCATGATCGACCACGCCCATCGCGGAATGCTGGCACCATCCCAACTGCTGCCGACGTCCTCGGGCCGTGATATGTGCACGCCACCCGGCAGCATATCATGCGCGATGTACTCGACAAGAAATGCCAACCGCTCACCCTCGAGGCACACTGGGGAATCTGCCACGCCTCACTCCTCAATCAATCGCGACGCAATGCCCGGCAAAAATCCCAGCACAGCCACAGCCAGCGCCCTGCAGTCCTCGGGGTTCTCCGCCACAAGCTCGAGGACGGGTCTCAACCACCTCTCCAGCTTTTTCACTGCTGACTGCTGCCCGGTTTTGTGATGTTCCTGCAACCATGACTGCAACCGATCGCGTTCCAGCGTCAGCGTCTGCACCTGCTCCCGCAACTGCTGCAGCTCAACGTTGACCTGCTGGCCGGATCGCTCGGCCTCAGCCACCAGCGCCTCAGCCTCCGCCAACCGTTGCCGCAGATCGTCCACACCGTCGCTCGGCTGTGGCTCAATGCGTCGACGGTAGGTGCGCTCATCCACCGCGGGCTGCCCTGCGTGCTGTGTCGCCTGCCAATGATCCACGTGCCAAAACAGATCGCCATGCCGCAACAATTCATCCGGCCAAACATCCCGCCATCCCGGCCCGCTCGGGTCGTCTGGTGTTGGCTGCTGCCCGATGCGTCGCCGCACCACGTTGCACTCGGCGACTGTCTCGCCAGGCTCCGCCGCCACCCATTGATTACCGTCGCGCTCCATATCGCCGCCCATGGTCACTCCGCCAATTGTCACCCATCGCCACCCCGGCCCGCTCGGGTCGTCTGTTGCCTGTGTCTGTTCACTGCTCACTGCTCATTCTCCGTCATGTTAAAAATCTCTTGAAACTCTAACCACCAACCACGGCAAAACTCCCGAATGCCCTGCATTGCTCCGATTGCGAGGTACAGCGGAAACGCCATGACCATCAGCCACAGCAACAGCACTTTTGGCAGTCGCTGAAATACTGGCCGCAGGTTCTCTCTCACTTGCCTTTCTCCCTCTGAACCCGCGTTTCTGCCGCCGCAAACTCCGCGGCGACCTGCCACGTGTTTCGCGCGTCGTATCCGCTGTTAATCAATGCCACAGCAAACCGCCGTGTCAGTTCTCGCATCTCCTCCTGCTCCGGCGTGATGCTCGCGTCCGACCACTCGCCGCACCACACCGACTTGTGCGTTGACGGAAAGGACTCGTCGCTGTTTGAAACGATCGGCGGTCGCTTGCGGCAATAGCCGTATCCTGTTGGCCCTGCACTCCACCATCGGCAATTCTCACACACTCGTTCGCTCATCGTCACACCCTCCCTCAAAATCCCACATACCGAAAAATCTCCCGCGGCATACACCGCAGGGTGTTAATGCAATGCGCTCGCATCGCCTGCTCCGTCACTGGCCGGCCCAGCTGCCGCTCGACCTCGCCGAGGAAGTCCCGCCAGCGTGGCCGCTCAAATCCCACCCTAATCCACTCCTGATGCCGCCGCAGGATCACTGCGACTGCCTTCAGCTGCTCCGGGGTCAGGGGCTGCAGCGACTCGGTTGGCTTACTCATCGTAGCTGCTCCTTGCCATGCGTGGATCATGCACCAGCTGCACCTCGACTGGGCCTGGTACCCAGCCGTAGCCCTCGGCCTCGCGCTCGGCAATGATCGCCGCCTTGCGTCGCTCGACCTCGCGGAGATATGGTGCCAGTCTCGGGGAGTCGCCAGAGCAGTGCGACAAGGCCTCGAAAAGCTCGTCTGTCATCGGGGCCGTGTAGTTCGAGGCCTCGAAGGCGTCGAGTAGCCCACGCCACTTGCCGTGGCTCATGCGTTGGACCTGCATCATACCTCTCCCAAATTCATGGCCTTCATCACTGCCCTCACTGTGGCCGCCGTTGGCCGCGAAGGGTCTGCCTGCGTCACCTGCGTCGACCGCTTGCTCTGCTCCGTCTGAATGCGGATCACCAGATCGCCCAACTGCGGAAACGGGTCCCCACTCAGCGCCAGCATCGTCCCGCAATACTCGACCAGCTCAACCGGGAAGCAGCTGAGGGCCGTCACCCACGTCATGGCTTGGGCCTCCGAAAACTCCACCCGCTTGGAATGGCAGAGAAAAATGAGCGTCCGCGAAATCCTCACCGAGGAGCTTCGCGAAGGCGTTTCGGTTGTTGGCCTCTCGCTGCTCGTTTTTTGTTGGCTGTTGCCCTGTGCGACCGTGCTGCTCACCATGAGACTCCTCAAACAAATTCAGATAACCTCTCGACACCGAAAAGGACACCGCCTCCAGAAACCGCTGCGGACCGAGCCGCCCTGCCCTCGCCCACCATTCCTGCAACTGGGGGCTCGACGGTAACGGCACCCGCGTCGGGTCCTTCTGCTGCAGATGCCGGAACCACCTGCGAGCCGCTGCCATGACGTCTGGATGCTGCATTCGCTCCGGCACGATGATCTGCTCGCCGGGGCCGTCAAGATCTGAGACGACTGAGCTGGCCAGGGTGGCCGCGGGGGTAGCTGGTGGCTCCGATGTGGCAGAGCCGTCAGTCGCGCGTGCGTGCGCGTGTGTCTCTATATCTGTTTTATCACTCTCCTCTCCTCTTCTCTTCTCTGGTAACGATGATGTAACGCCAGCAGCGTTACACTTGCGTTTCACTTTCGTTTCACCAGCGCCTGCTGCCCTGTGCTTTTGCACTCGTTTTGCTGTTAAAGCCCGCTGTTTTGCCGTTTCTCCGTTGTGCCGCTCAAAGTTGACAAACTGAACTCCACCCTCAGTCTGCTGCAGCCAGCCAGCCTCAACCATGGCCGCAGCGAAACCTGTAACGCCGCTGATACGATCCAGTAACGCTTTCGTAACGCTGCGAGCGTTACCGTCTGTGGTCTGCTGGTCCGCCCAGACCCAGATCCGAACCAGCTTGCCGACCACTGCATCCGCGTCGATCCCGAGGGCCTCTGCAATCTGCCAGACCTCGGGCTTGTCTGGCGTCACGTGCTCAATTTTGATCCAGTCTCCAGCCATCGCTCACCTGCAATAAAAAAGCCCACCTCGGGGCAGGTACGAGCTGCTCCGGGTGGGCTTGTCCGGCACTGGGCCGGGAATCTCATGCGTGGCAGTCTCGTACACCGCCGCCCACATCATACCGCGTTACTCGCATCCGTCCAGACTGATTCGCGGCGTCGGCACCTGCCCCATCGCATCGACGTCGACCTCCAGCGCGTGCAGCCGGTCGCGCAGTGTGGCGACAGTCCCCTCCAGCGTCGAGATCCGCAGTATCGCGTCCTGCAGATACTGCTGCAATGTCTCCGCCGGTGGCTGGTACACACGCAGCCGGAGCTGCTTGCTGGCCTGCTCGATGCTGGCGACTGCCCGCATCACGCCGCTGAGGGCTTGGCCGATCTGCTCGAGATCTTGGTCTGTCGTCATCAGAAATCTCCCTGCATAATGCGCTGCCGAATCGTCGTCAGTTTCCCCAGCGTTACCCCCTGTCGCTCCGGATGCCTCTGGTGATGCTCGATCAGTACCGTCTCCAGCAGCTCCAGCAAATCCATCGGTCTCAGCTGCAGCAGACTATGCAGCAGATCGCTGCTGTCTTGCCGCACCTCCGGGCCTGCCTTCGGCTTCTCGGCCCGTGGCGTCGGCACCACATGCTGCGGGACCGCTGGCCGCTCGTGGTCGTAGCTGTAGTCGTCATCGTCGTCGATGTCATCGCCCGGCGCTTCGTCCTCCAGTTGCTGCACCTCATCCGGCACCACGTGCCGCACCGTCACCGCTGGCCGGGGCTCCGGCATTGGCTCCGGCTTTGGCTTGCCGCTGCCCTTGGCCTCGACGATCAGTGCGACAGCCTGCCGCAGCGACTCCGGCTGCCGCTGCTCGAGCAGTAGCCGGTTCATCGCCAGCTGCATGTATCGCTCGGCTGTCCGCTCGCTGTGCTGCCAGTCCTCCCGCAGCCACTGCAGCCACCGGCCATGGCCGAGCTGGGCCTTGACCGCCCGCAGTACCTCGCCACACTCGATGGCGTACCAGACCACCTGCTGAATGGTGTCCTGACACTGGCTGGCCAGATGGTTGGCCTGCTCTGTCAGCTGCTCGATTTCCGCCCTCGCGGGCAACTTTGACTTGGTCATCGTTCCTCCTCACACTCGAAAAACCAGAGACAGATCAGCATGATGGCCACCATGGCCACCGATGCCGCCGGGATGCCCGCCGCGAAACCCAGCCAGAATGCGTCATTGGTCGTCATGCATTGCGTCCACCACGTAAGAGCCTTCGAGATCCTCCAGAATGGCCTGCATGAAGCCGACCACGTTACCCACGGCATAGCCCACAACCCAGAGGCAGAGACCAGCCAGAGCGAGCTCAGTCGTCATTGCCGCCTCCTTCAATTCGTGCCACCAGAATCGTCGGATCGAGCTGCGCCGAATGCACCACCGTGATGACTCGATGCCTGCGCTCCTCCGGCGTGCTGATGGCCGCCGCCAACTCCTCGCCCTGCCGCGGCAGGGCTGTAAACCCGAGCCGCTTTGTCTGCGAGCCGTCGCTCACCATTGCCCAGATCATTCCGTCACCTCACCCTCGTTGAACCCCTCATGAAATCCCCGTCAGACCACCCGACAAAATGCGGATTCGCCCGACCCGCTGCGTCCATCGCATCCCCGCATTCAGGATGCAGCACCACCGATCCGGAATCGCCACCCTCAGCCCAGCGATAGGACTGGTACGGATGTCCGATCTCGACCAGATCTCCGCACCATGTGCACGTTCGCGGCTTGCGCGACCGCTTGACGCATTGTGCGTGAAATGTTGTCACGCCTGCCCCTCCACGTATGCCGCGATGGCTCGCCATTCCCGCTCGGCGTCTGCCTGGTCGTCTGCGTCGATGTCCGCGATCGCCGCGTAGGCTGCCTCTGTGGCCGTCCGTGCCGCCGGTGGTGAGCTGTCCCGCAGAGCCTCGCCGAGCTGCTTGAGGGCCACCACAAAGGAGTGCTGTGGGCTGTATCGCTCCTGCCACTTGCGATAGATGGTCCGAATGTCGGCCAGATTCTGCACTGTGGGCTGGCTGTCAGCCACCGAGGATCCCTCAACCGCTGCCGGCTCGGGCTGCGTCTCAATCACCTCGGGGATCGCCGCCGGCTTTGGCTGCCGCTTGGCTCGGGCCTTCGTGAGGATGGCCGCCGCCTTGCTATTCGACTGCTCGGCGTGGTCGATCCGCACCGGCTCGACCTGCACCGCTGGCGCCTCTGTCGGGATATCCCGCAGCTCCTCGGCTGAGCCCATGCCGCGGAGAACGTCAGCGTAAAGGTTACGGAGCGCGAAGGCCCTCGCCCGCATGGCCAGCATGCGCGTCGGGTACTGTGTCCACGGGCCAGCCTTGCCCCAGAGCTGAGCCCGCTTGGCGTCCTGCACCGAGAACGTCGCCGTCACCTCGGGCTCGTTCCGCCGCTTGGCTGTGCAGATGGCCGTCTCACCGTCCACCGCCTCCTGCATCCACTCCCAGTCGGAGCAGCTGCGACAGACTGCCAGCAGCCCGTCACCGTACAGCCCCGGCATCCCGTTCACAACCGCCACACTTTGCATCGCCTGCAATGGCTGCATCCCGAACGACTCGCCGTAGGCCATGGCCACCAGCACATTCGCTGGCTGCCCTTGGTACGCCTTCGGCACCAAACTACTTTTGGCCAGCATCTCAGCCACCTTAATGGCCTGCTCCATCGTCGTGGCCGTCAGCCAATTGCCGGCCTTAATGAGCTCACTCATCACTTCTGCCCCTTGAGTAAAAACCTACGACTCACACTGGCGACAGTACACTCCGCCGCCTGCTCCGGGTACCTCTGCCGCAGCTGGCCGAGATCCAGCCGGCTGCTGCTGCTGCTCTTCCACGTTGCCAATACCGCATCACCGTCGCACAGCTGCTCACCGTCCTGCATGTGCAGCTGGATGGCCAGCTTGAGATCCTCCTCCTCCTGCTCCAGCGCCTTCAGCTGAGCTCGCACCGCCGCCAGCTGCCGGACTGACTCCAGCACTGCTGGCGTTGCCTCGACCCGACTGCCCTGCCGTGACTGCCGCCACCGCTCAGCCGCCTCACTTGTGCTATACGGGCTGGGCTCGACTCCCTCGATCACATGCCGGGCCCACCACTCATTCAGCTCGGCCACCAGCTCGGGATACTCGCTGGCCGGCTTCATCGTGTAGATGCTGACCTCGGGCTTCGGGTCCGACAGGAACATCACGGCCAAGTCCGCAAAGTCCCGCCCGCTGACATAGAGGTAATGTTGCACCTGCAGCCAATACTGCTCCGGGACGTCGTCTGATCCGGGCTCACCCCAGCCGTCGCGACTGCGGGCGGTTTTGGCCTCGACGATCCTGTGTTTGGCCGTCGCGTCCACGTTGGCGATCAGATGCGGATGCTCCTGGTGTCGCCAGAGCAGATGCGACCGTCGCACCGGCACCCCGGTCTGCTCTGAGTACAGCCGCAGCACCTCGGGCTCGAGGATCGTGCCGAGCAGCATCGGCATCGTCTGCCGATCCTCGCTCGCGTCCGTGGTCTTGTCGAGCCAGACCTGCCTCGGCGACTTCCACGGGCTCAGCCCGAGGACCGCCGCCACGTCGCTGCCGCCGATGCCGGACCGCCGCCGGGCCAGCCATTCCTCGCGTGTCAATTCACTCATCGTCGCGCCTCCCAGAGCATTTTGATGACCGCCAAAAACGCCGACCGAGCACCCTCGGCTCGGTGGTCCATCTCCGTGTGATCATCCTGCAGCTCACGCAGGGCCTCGCGTGCATTGTCGAGCAGACCCTCCAGGTACCCTGCAGCCTCGGCGTCGGCAGTGTTCCGGACCTCAGACTGCAGCAGTTCCGCCCGCAGCCGCTCAATCTCGGACTGCAGCCGGTCGTTGTCGGATCGCAGTTGCTGTGCTGCGATAAACTGGCTTGACCATTCTGCCTGCAGCCGCTCGTTCTCGGCTGTCTGGTCACTGATTGTGGCGTTTGCCGTTTTCAACCGCTCCTCCAGCTCGTAAATGATCCGTCCCGGATCTTCGCTCACGCTGCCCTGAACCTGGCTCACTGCACACCCCCATTCTGCCTTTCATCCACCAGCTCAGTCCGCAGGATGCTGACATCCCGCGGTGCCGACAGATGCAGTCTGACATAGTCGCCACGCGCGGCGATCACCGTGATCACCACGTCCGACCCGATCGAGATCTGTTGCCCGGGTTTGCGCCCGAGCACCAGGCCCCGCCCGAGATCTCTCACCTGTTCCGATCTCATCTCAGCACCTCCTCCACGATAATCCAGTCTCTCGGTCTCCAGCAGTGCCATCCGCTGTACTGCTGCTGTGGCATGTCGCCAGTGATGGCCGACCGCCAGCCCATCTGGTCCTCTCTCAGCTGTCCCTTGTCCGTCTTGAGCTCGACTATCAACAACCGCCCACGCCGAGCCAGCACCAGATCCGGGAAGCCGGCATGGCCCGCGATGGGCGTCCTGTATGTCTCCTTGCCTCGTACTCGCACCCGGGCTGGCCGAGTGTGATGCACCCGCCAGCCTCGCAGGGTCGCGTATTGGATGACTTGGCGTTGCCACTCGGCTTCGGTCACTGCTCACCTCCCACGCCATCCAATCGGACGCACCGCAGAATGTCATCAGCCTGCGTGTATCGCTCGTCGTCTGCCTGTGCCAGATCGCCGGTCAGAATGCCCAGCATCCCCACAATCGGATACCAGCCCTCGCACGGTGGGCAGGTCGCCGCCAACTCGGGCGTCATGCAGTCGCCCCGATGTTCGCCCGCCCACGCCTGCAGGGCGTCGCGGTCCGTCCACTCCTCGCTGATCACCTGCACCATCGGCTCCGTCTCGTGGATCTCCAATTCTGCTGCCCATTCGTTGGCCTGCGCCTCATCCGTAGTCCACTCCGTCAGCATCTCACGACTGCCGATATTCCGCACCGCGTACACTGTCGCCATCACTCAGTCCCCTCGCTCACTCGCCTCAGAAAATCCCCGCCGCACTGTGCAGCGGGGGAAGGTGTCAGAATCAGCATCGCTCCACACTGCACAGGGCTTTGGCTCCGGCGTCGTTTGCTGCGTCGGCCTCATTTTCCCAGATCAGCAGGCGGCCCTGCTCCCACTCGCCTGTCACCAGCTCGTTCGCGTCGTATCCGCGGTTAGCCAACACCCGCTCAGCGTGGATTGCGGCTTCGGTGTCGTTGCTGAAAACTCCCAGATCAAAGCACTCGCCGCCGTCGGTAAAATTGATCGTATACTTGATCATCGTCCTGCATCCTCTGTCAGATCGTCTCGTCTGCGTCGCACTGTGCGTCGCGTGTGTGGTTAGATTATCGGCGGAGTTAATCTGATGCAATAGAGGACCGTGGCGATTTTCCAAAAAATCTCAAACTCGCCTCACGGGGCGGATTTGTCAGGGCGCGTGGCTCTGCGCTCCGTCTGCTGCAGCGACCGCAGATCGCGATCCGTCAGCAGTCGCGTCGAGCCTACCACCTGGCCGAGACCCAGCTGGCCGCAGAGCTGCCGCACTCGTGAGTGTGAGACTCCGAGCTGCTCTGCTGCCTGTCTGGTGGTGATGATGGTGGTTGTCATGCGTGGCATGTTATCGGCTGCGTGAGATGTTGCAATCACAAAATCAGTACACCGGCACCGCCACCCGACGGCGCAGCGTCAGCGAGCCCTCCAGCTCCACCTGCTGATCATACTCGGCCCCATGCTGCTCACTGCTGACAATCTGCCACGTGTAGTCGTCGGCTGCCCGCAGATCGCTGCCGCCGTCGGTGATCTCGATCGAGACCTTCAGCGTTTGGCTCGCCCCTGATCCAGCCTGCGTGAGTGCCGCGATGGTGCCTGTGATCGCACCTGCCGGCTGCACGATGCGAGCCGCACCCCATGCCAGATTCCCCAGCCCGATCCCATTGAGCCGCGTGTAGATCGCACCGCCCACGTCGGTGATCGTCACCTCGATCTGCGTGCCGCTGCGCACTCGGCAATCGTCCCCGGCCCAGAGGGTGATCTCGCCAGCTGCTGACACTCGGCTGCTCACGCTGACCGTGGTGCCGGATAGACTGGCTGCGATCGACTCGACTGTCCCCTGTACCTCGAGCAGTGTCGTCTGCGATGCGTCGCCTGAGCCACCGCCGCCACCTGTCTGGTTGTCGCGGATGGCCTCGAGGCTGTCTGTCGTGATCGTGTATGTCGCCCCGGCTGTGGTCGCCCGGATCTCGGTCTGCGTGGCTGAGTCTGCCGTTTTGCCGGCCAGTGCTCCGAGCCATCGCGACAGATACGTGATCCCGGAGAACAGCGTCGACGTGATGCGACCGAGCAGGGTTGTCACGTC